GATGATGTTGTTCGAGAGATTAAATCTACTAGAAAAGATTTTGTAATTACTGGTGCAGCAAAAGAGCCATATCTGTGGGATGAAGCTGATACAATTACAGCTGCTGAATTGACAGAAGCTATGGCGAATAGAGAAACAATGCTTGCGGCATTAAAGCAGCGTCAGGAAGATTATAAAGCTTCTAAAGGTCAGGCAACTGCGCAGGCAGCTCCGGCACAGGGTGCTTTTAATTTCTAATTATTCATTCTCCCCTTAATTGGGGAGATTGACTGACTAATAAAAACATTTAATTAAAAAAAGATAAAAGTAAAGATTTTAAAAGGAGATTATTTAATATGGGAAATTCATTACTAGATATTAAGCCACATCAGGTCAGTCGAGATTTACGTGGATATTCAGTTTTGTTCTATGGAACACCAAAATCTGGAAAAACCACTATTGCAAGTAAATTCCCTGGCGCACTTGTACTTGCATTTGAAAAAGGATATAGCGCAATTCCTGGTATTATGGCAAAACCGATGAATAACTGGGGAGATTTTAAAAAAGCTCTTTCTGAATTAAAAGATCCAGCAGTAAAAGAGATCTTTCAGACAGTTGTAATTGATACTGCTGATATTGCTTATGGATATTGTGAAAAATATATTTGTAGTAGAGAATCTACTGCAAAAGATTCATATGAGAATATTGCAGATATTCCTTATGGAAAAGGATATAAATTAACTCAAAATGAGTTTGATGAGTGTATTCGTAAAATCCTTCAGATGGATTATGGTCTAGTTCTTATTAGTCATTCTCAGGACAAGACTTTTAAAGATGAAAAAGGTGTTGAGTATAATCAGATTGTTCCAACTCTTGATAATAAGGCAAGAACAATTTGCGAAAGAACTTGCGATATTATTGGTTATTCTCATTTAGTAGAAGATGAAAATGGTAATTCTACTACAAAGCTTTTTATGAGAGGAACTCCAAGATTTGTTGCAGGATCTCGTTTTAAATATACTCCGCCAGTAATTGATTTTACATATGAAAATCTTGTAAAAGCAATTAGTGATGCGATTGATGAAGAGGAGAAACATCATGGAGCGCAGTTTATTACAGACTCTAGGGATGAAGCAATTCATTCAGAAGCTCCAGAATATGATTTTCCGGCAATGATGGAAGAATTTCAGACGCTTGTTGGTAAGCTTATGGCTGCCAATCAGTCTAATTCCACAAAGATCACTCAGATTGTAGAAACATATCTGGGAAAAGGTAAGAAAGTTGGAGATTGTACTGCTGAGCAGGCTGCGCAGCTTGATATGATTCTCTTTGATCTTAAGAAACTTTGATTAAAACCTTAGAAGTAACAATGGTTGTGAGTAGGAGAACCGCTGTGCAAGTATCGTCATTCAGAAGGTCGAGAAAAGATGTATCCGAAAGCCTAAGGTTCATATAGATTAGAAGCGGAAGAAATTCCGCTTCTTTTGATTTTTATTAAAAAATATGGTATAATATTTATATAGGGTAAAGAAAGGAGTGCTTAAATGGCTCATATCGTTACCTGTGTATATTGTAAAAAAAGATTTGATAGGGATAAATATCCAACGATAAAAGTATCAAATATGCGATATGCACATAAAGAATGTGCTGAAACTGAAGGAGAAAGATTAAAGAAAGAAGAAGCTGATAAACTTGAATTAGAGAATTATATAATGCAGCTATTTAAAGAAGATTATATAAATCCTAGAATAAGAAAACAAATTAATACTTTTATTGAAACTTATCATTATTCATACTCAGGTATTAAAAAAGCTTTAATTTATTTCCACGAAGTAAAAGGTAATTCTATTGAAAAATCAAATGGCGGTATAGGTATTGTTCCTTATGTTTATAAGGATGCTTTCAATTATTATTATTCTATTTGGGAAGCTCAACAAAAGAATGATAAGATAAAAATAGAGGATTATGTACCTCACGAAAAAGTAATTTCTATTCCCTCACCGCAAAAGAATGTAAAAAAAAGAAAGTTATTTTCTTTTTTAGATGAGGAGGAAGAAGTTTAATGGCATCAAAGTATGTAGATTCTACATCAATTATGCAGGTTATTGGTTGTGTTTTTAATCGACCTCAACTTTTAGATTTTACAGATAAATACACAATAGTGGATGAAGATTTTCCAGATGAATTTCATAGATTGGTTTTTGGGGCAATTTATAAGATTCATGAATTGGGCGCAAATGAAATCCATCTTGAAACAATTTCAGATTTTTTGTCAACAAGACCAAAGAGTTTAGCTTTATATCAGACTCAAAAAGGAGAAGAATGGCTATTAAAAGTAGCTGATTCAGCGACTCAAGCAACATTTGATTATTATTATAATCGTTTAAAGAAAATGACTCTGTTAAGAGCATATGATAATTTTGGTGTTGATGTTTCTGATATATACGATCCAGATAATATTTTGGATGTAAAAAAGAAGCAACTCCAAGAGGATCAATTAGATAATTCTACATTGGAAGAAATAGCTGACAAAGTTGATAATAAAATTGCTGAAATTAGATTAAAATATGTAGATGATGTTGATGGAGAAGCCGCGCAAGCAGGAGAAGGAATTTTTGATTTAATTGCAAAATTCAAGGAGCATCCAGAAGTAGGAGTTCCATTGTATGGTCCTCTTATTAATACAGTTACTCGTGGCGCAAGATTAAAAAAGTTTTATCTTAGATCTGCGGCTACCGGAGTTGGTAAGACTAGATCAATGATCGCGGATGCATGTTATATTGCATGTAATCAGATTTATGATGATAATTTTGGTTGGATTAAAAATGGAACTTGCGAACCAGTTTTATTTATTACAACTGAGCAGGAACTTGAAGAAATTCAAACAATGATGTTGGCATTTTTGTCATCAGTTAATGAAGAACATATTCTTAATGGAGAATATGAAGGCGATGAAGAAGATCGCGTAATGAAAGCCGCACAAATTTTAAGTGAAAGTCCTTTATATATTGAAGAACTTCCAGATTTTTCTTTAAAAGACGTTGAAGATAAAATTAAAAAGAATTTGCGCGACCATGATGTTAAATATGTTTTTCACGATTACATTCATACTAGTTTGAAGATTCTTGAAGAAATCACAAGAAGAAGTGGTGGAATCAAATTAAGAGAAGATAATATTTTGTTTATGTTATCAACTCGATTGAAAGATTTATGTAATAAATATGGCATTTTTATTATGTCAGCAACGCAGTTAAATGGCGATTATCAAGATGCTAAGACGCCAGATCAGAATTTGCTCCGAGGCGCAAAAGCTATCGCAGATAAAGTCGATTATGGTTCAATTCTTTTAAATGTTAAAGATGAAGATCTTGAAGCGCTTGATCCGATATTATCAACAAACTTATTTGAAAGACCAACAATTAAAATGTCTATTTATAAGAATAGACGAGGAAGATATAAAGGAGTTATTTTATGGTGCAAAGCTGATTTAGGTTGTTGCAGAATAATTCCAATGTTTTGTACAACATATGCTTATGAAATGGTAAGCATAGATAATGTGAAAATTATTGTTGAAGAGGAATCTGCATTCTAGATTTCTTAAATAATTTTAAATAAAAAGATTAAGAGGAGATAATTATTATGGCAGAGAAAACAACTAAAAAGAAAACAAACAAAGTAAATAAGAAAACTAAAGGTGTAGGTTTCAAACAGGTAGTTACTCCAGTAGACACTTGTGAAAAGGTTGGCGCTTGTGAATATAAGATGCCTAAAGCAATAGCAAGGGATTATCTTAAAGGAAGAAAAGGCGCTGAAGAAAAAATGGATGCGCAGGCTTATCTCTGTTGGATTGTAAATGACCAATTTGGTCTAAAAGAGAAATGCGTTAAAGTTATCATCGGATAAATCTTATTAAGAAAGATAGGATGGATAAATGATAAATTATGATAAAGCAGAAATTCGAGATAGCTTAGTTATTGAGAATATTTTTGATTTATTGCAAGAGTGGGGAGGGGATCCTGAATATACATCATTCGGGATCCTCTCATCTACAATTTGTCATAATCAACCAGGAGAGGGAAGTCGAAAATTATATTATTATGAAAATAGCGGATTATTTCGATGTTATACTGGTTGTGATAGTTATTTTGATATATTTGAATTAACTAGGAAAATAGCAAAGATTCAGCATGAAGTTGAATTTGATTTAAATGATGCAGTTAGATGGATTGCCGGTAAATTCGGAATCATGGGCGAAGTCATTGATTCAATGAATGACAATGGACTTGCGGATTGGAGTTATTTAGATAATTATAAAAGAATCCAAGATATTGATTTAAAAAAGAAAGATAATGTTATTTTAAAAGAATATAACAGTGAAATCTTAGATAGATTTAATTATTCTTTAAAAATCGAGCCTTGGTTAAAAGAAGGAATTTCTCAGGAAGCCATTAACCAAGCTTTAATTGGTTTTTATCCAGGAGGTGATCAAATAACAATTCCTCATTTTGATAAAGATGGAAGATTTGTAGGATTGCGCGGTCGAACTCTTTGTAAGGAAGAAGCTGATATTTTTGGTAAATATCGTCCTTTAAAAGTTAATCGAATCATGTATAATCATCCTCTTGGGATGAATCTGTATAATTTTAATTTTAGTAAAAATCAAATCAGTCAGATTAAAAAAGCTATTATTTTTGAAGGAGAAAAAAGTACACTTTTATATAAAAGTTATTTTGGTTTAGAAAATGATATATCAGTAGCATGTTGCGGTTCAAGTGTTTCTTCTTATCAAATTGAATTATTAATTGGGGCTGGCGCAACTGAAATTATAGTTGCTTTTGATAGGCAGTTTCAAGAGATTGGAGATAAAGAGTTTCAGCATTTAAAAAGTAATTTGATAAGATTAAGAAATAAATATAAGAATTATGTAACAATTTCTTTTATTTTTGATAAAAATATGATTACTGGATATAAAGACTCTCCAGTTGATTGTGGAAAAGAAATATTTTTACAGCTATTTAAAGAAAGGATTGTATTATGACAAGAGGTGGAATTTGGTGGGATAAAGATCGAGATGCCGCAATAGACTATCTTCATTTTATTGAAAGACGATATAACGAAAATGGAATTAAAGTAATTCGTACTAAAATTTCATTATACGACACTTATACGGAATTTGAAAATGGTGATATTTGGAGGGTTATTAAAGCAGTAAATAGTGCAAGGGGATATGCTTATAATCAATCAGCTATTGAACTTAATATGCCAGAAGAATTAATTCATTGTATTATTAAACCTTGTACAAAACTTCCCCCATATAAAGTTTATACTTATTTTTAAGGAGATATATGGATACTAATATTTATCAATACAGAAAAAAGCATAAAAGATGTAAATTTTGTAAATATTATAATAAATATTTGAGAGATATTGGAATGACTTATTATACTTTTACAAATTGTAAATTAAAAGATAAGCATGTTAATGAAAGCAATATTTTTTCTTCAATATTTTGTAAATATTATGAAGTAAAACAAGATTAAAAAGGAGTGATTTTATAAAAGATTTAAAGAGGTGTTCGATATGAAAGGAGGTTGATTTCATTTGGATTATCAACTAATATCACCAGTTCTCCCAGATAAAAATATGACAGTGGTTGAGACGGTGTTTTCAAATAGAGGCATTGATCCTCAAAATATCGAACATTATTTACATACAACAGATGAAGATATTTGCGATCCAAAATTGATTATGAATATTCAACAAGGCGCGCAAATGTTAGTTAAACACATTTCACAAAAAGATTTAATATTCTTTCAAGTAGATAGTGATTGTGATGGTTTTACTTCATCGGCAATACTTATTAATTATTTAAACTGTTTATTTCCGGGGTATGCGCAAAATAATATCTTATATCGTATTCACACTGGAAAACAGCATGGTATTATTCCTAGTACAATTCCAGAAGGGGTTAAATTAGTAATAGCACCGGATTCTTCTTCAAACGATTATGAAGAACATAAACTTTTAAGAGCTAAAGGAATTGATGTTTTAGTTATTGATCATCATGAAGCTGAAAAAATTTCAGAAAATGCTTGTATTGTTAATAATCAACTTTGTGATTATCCAACAAAGTCATTATCTGGCGCAGGAATGGTTTACAAATTTTGTTCTTATATTGATGAAATATTAGGAACTAAAGAAGCTGATAATTTTCTTGATTTGGCGGCTCTTGGAATGATAGCAGATATGATGGATTTAAGAGACTATGAAACTAAACGATTAATTGATAAAGGTCTTGCAAGTATAAGAAATCCTTTTTTTAAACAGATGATTCAAGTTCAGAATTTTTCAATTAACAAACATGGCGGTTTGGATCCATTCGCAATTAGTTTCTACATTGCTCCACAAGTAAATGGAACAATTAGAATGGGTAATGCTGTTGAAAAAATGACTTTATTTGAATCAATGCTTGATTTTAAAGCATATGAACAGGTTCCATCTACAAAACGTGGATGCAAAGGACAAATGGAAACTAGGGTTGAACAAGCTTGTCGAAATTGTGTGAATATTAAAAATCGTCAACAAAAAGCAAGAGATAATAGTTTAACAGCTCTCGAAAGTGTTATTGAAGAAGATAATCTTTTAAATCATAAGTTTTTGATTATAAAAATAAAACCTGAATATCATGTTGATAAAAACCTTACAGGTTTAATAGCGAATCAGCTTATGGCTAAATACCAAAGACCAGTATTATTATTAAATAAAGTTGTTAATGAAAATGGAGATATAACTTGGGAAGGTTCTGGAAGAGGATATGATAAATCTGCTTTTAAGAATTTTAAAGAATATCTGAATCAAACTGGTTTAGTTATGTATGCAGAAGGTCATGCTTCTGCTTTTGGAGTTGGAGTTACTAATCAAAATTTTGATAGATTGGTTTATCGTTCTGATTTTGACTTAGATGAATTTGAATTTTCTCCAAGCTATAATGTAGATATGATTTATCATGGATCAAATTTTAATGGTAAAGATATTATAGATATAGCTAATTTAAAATCAATTTGGGGTCAAGGCATTGAAGAGCCTTTAATTGCTATAACAGGAGTAAATATTACTTCTCAAAATATTACTTTGATGTCTAAAGATAAAAATCCTACATTAAAAATTGTTTTATCTAATGGAGTTGAATTAATCAATTTTAAATCTTCAGAAGAAGAATTTCAAATGCTTTGTCCAGAAGAAAATGGTTGTACTACAATTTCTTTAGTCGGTAAATGCGAACAAAATTATTGGGGAGGAAAAACAACTCCGCAAATTTTAATTGAAGAATATGAAATTGATGGACAAAGTAAATATTATTTTTAATTATTGTTTATAAAGGTTATTTATAACCTTTAATATATATAAGGAGGGAAGTTAATGCTATACATTAATTCTCAAAACACAAATTTTGAAGCTGATTCAAAAACTGTTGATGGAATTCAGTTAGCACATTTTTCAGCTAATATTTCTAAAGATAATGCATCTTTTTCAGTTTATATTGATGATGTATCTAAAGCTTTAGAGAGTCAGATTGATGAAGATTTTACTGAATTTAAAAAGACAGTTTTAGGATCTCCTAAAGATTCTGAGACAGTTGTTTCAGAAGATTTAATTTAATGAATCTAAAAGGCTAGAGATTGTCTCTAGCCCGATAGACACATAAAAGAGGTAAAATATGGAAAGCATTAATATTAATGAATTAATGGATTCATTTTTAACATATGGGATTACTTTTGAAGAGATGTTAAGTGCTATTACAAGACTTTCAGAAAATGCTATTAAAGCCGAAACACTTACAGATGCATTATTAAAAGCTCTTTCAACGATAGATTGTGTAGAACAAAAGATCACAGAACAGAACCGGCCGGAGACAAATGAAAAGACCGAAAGCCCAAATCAAAAAATGGATTTAGAAATTTTTGAACCAAATGTTGGGCATATAGATTTTATAGAATTTGAAGACAATCCATTTTGTGATGGAATTATTTTTACGGAGGAATAAAAAATGAGACATGAAGTGAAAATTCCAGAGTCATATAGAGAGATATTAACTAAAGATGTGAGGTTATTTAAAGATATTCCAAGAGATATTAAAATTGTTCAACATGCTTATGAGCACAGAGGAGACGAAAAGTATTGGAATTATACTTCATATGACGTTTATTTAAGAAATGAGTTAGTGCTTTCTTTTAATAGAAATTATTCTACTTGTCCGCCTTTTGAATATGCAAAAATTAATAATAAAGAATATCTTATTACTTCTGGAGATTATCAATGTATTACAGTCTTAGATTTAACAGAACGAAAAATTTATGATTTTACTAATGAGGAAGGGTATAAATTTGGATGCGGCTTTTGTCCATTAGATATAACATATGATGGAGATGATAAAACCTTATTTGTTGAAGGATGCATTTGGGGTTGTCCATATGAAACGATAATTTTTAGAAATGTTAATCTTTTAAATATTGATTTTTCAACTGCTGAGCATGAAGATGATGAGGATGAATATTGTGACTATGAGGAGAAGTAAAAATGACTCTTACTGAAAAACAATTAGAAGGACTTAAAATTGCAATAACTAGATATAATGATCGTGATAAATATACCGTAATATCAGGATATGCAGGAACAGGAAAGTCAACATTAGTACGTTTCATTATTGACTTTCTTGATGTAGATCCAGAAGATGTTGCATATGCGTGCTATACAGGAAAAGCTGCTGAGGTATTAAGGAAAAAAGGTAATAAAAATGCTATGACATTGCATAAATTATTATATGACAGTTTTCCGCGTCCAGGTGGAGGATTTTTCCGTAAACCTAAAAAGTATTTAGATTATGAGATTGTTGTAGTAGATGAAATTTCTATGGCACCTAAATCTATGATAGAAATGCTTTTAACGCATGATGTATATTGCATTTTTCTTGGAGATCCATTTCAGCTTCCTCAGATTGATAAAAATGAAGCACATAATTTCTTAGATCATCCGCATATTTTTTTAGATGAAGTAATGCGGCAAGCCGCCGAATCTGAAATTATTCAAACTACTATGAAAATTAGAGAAGGTCGTTCTCTTTCATATATGACAGGAAAAGAAGTAATGATTCTTCCAAAAGAAAGTTTAACAACGGGTCATATGCTTTGGGCAGATACTATCTTATGTGCAACAAACAAAACAAGACATTATATGAATGAGCAAATGAGACATCTTTTGGGATATGAGGGAACTTTACAGTCTGGAGAAAAGATTATTATTAAGCGTAATTACTGGGAAGATTGCAATGAAGATGGAGAAGCTTTAGTTAATGGGATAGTCGGAACTATTCAGAATCCTATTGAGAGCTTTGTTAAAATTCCGCCATATATTAAAAATGATAGACATAAGCTTCCGCTTGTTTCTTGTGAATTCATTCCAGATGGCGGAAAACCTTTTGAGAGTTTAGAGATTGACAAAGACTTCTTATTAAATGAAGAACCTTGTGTAGACTGGAAAGTAGCTTACCAATTAGGGACAATGAAAAATAAAATTGGTGATATTCTTCCCAAACAAGCTACATATGGATATGCATTAACTGTTCACGCAGCTCAGGGTAGCGAATGGGATAAGGTCCTAGTTATGGAAGAAGGATTTCCCTTTGACAAAAAAGAACATGCAAGATGGCTTTACACAGCAGCTACTCGTGCTTCTGAAAAACTTGTATTAATGAGGTAAAATAATGAAATTTTTAACTGGTGAACAATTACTTTTTTGTATTAGACATGGCTTATCAATTAAAAAAGAAGATTATACAGAACAAGAATTAATAGTAATAACTTTAAAAGCTATTCAAGAAAGAATTAAAAGAAAACAAGAAAATCGTAATAAACTAATAAATATTTTAGAAAAAGGAAAAACAATATGGCATTGGATATTTGGAATCCCATTCATGGCTGTAAAGGAAAAAGTGAAGGCTGTGAACATTGTTATGCAAAAACGATAGATGACAGATATAAAAGAGATTTCTTTGAATGTAAAAAATTAACAAGTCAATTTAATTATCCTGTTAAAAAAGATAGACAAGGTAATTATAAAGTACCTTCTGGAATATGTCTACGAGTATGTATGAATTCAGATTTTTTCTTTGAAGGATTAGATCAGTTTAGAAATGAATGTTGGGATATAATGTCAAGGCGTCCAGACATTTTATTCTATTTACTTACTAAAAGGCCAGAACGAGTTATGGAATGCTTGCCTTCTTGGTGGAATGAGAGACCACTAAATAATGTAATAATGAATGTAACTTGTGAGAACCAGAAGAGAGCTGATGAAAGAATTCCAATATTGCGAGAATTGCCATTTCAGTTTAAAGGAATTATGTGCGCTCCTTTATTAAGCGAAATTCATATTGAAGATTATCTTGCAGAGGGTTTTATTATGAATGTAAATTGCGGCGGCGAGAATTATGGGGGCGCGAGACCTTGTCATTACGAGTGGGTTGCTAGTCTTAGCGAGCAATGTGCGGCTGCGCGCACTAAATTTACTTTTATAGAAACTGGAAATAATTTTCTTAAAAATGGAATTAAAGTGAATACTGGATCAAGTAAAACTCAACAGGGTATTTATGCTAGATCTCTTGGATTAAATATATTAGAAGACGGCGCTTTATATACTCCAATCTTCAAACCTCGATATGGTGATTTATGTAATAAATGTGGAAGTCAACCAATTTGCATGGGTCTTGAGCCGGGGAAAATAGATTGCTATTAAAGGAGAATATTATGAAAGTTGTTAGTATTGATTTTGATATTATCATGTCACCATCTATCGAATTTTATAATGATTTACTACATGATGAAGATAGCATAGATACTTATCTTAATAAATTTCCTTTTATATCTGGTATTAAAGCAGATTTATATCAGTATGATTGTTTGACTCAATATCTTTGCCAGATGTTTAAAAAACTAGACAAGGATAAAATTATTTTTATTACATCTCACGAAGAGCTAGTTACGATAACTAAAGATTTTGAGCCGTTTGATTTAATAAATATAGATCATCATCATGATGTGGGATATGAAGGAGAACGATGGAAAGCTCCTAAATACACTAAACCTGATTGTGGTAATTGGGTAAAATATTTATGGGATAATAAAAAGATTAATTCATACACATGGATTCGTAATAAAGACTCTAATCCATTAGATGAAGATGCTAATCCAGCCTATATTACAAGAGATATTTTATTTGATGATTTTGATTTTCCACTATTGGAAGATGCGGATTATATAATTCTTTGTAAATCTTTTGAGTGGATTCCTTTCGATTATCAAATTTTATATTATACTTGGGCGAATATTTATGATTCTTTTTATTCTCTTAAAGAAAATTTAATTGATAAATTATAATAAAAATGATATAATATATGTAGAAAATAAAATATGAAAGGAAATATTAATGAGAAGAAGTTATTTTAATTGTCATTCACATACAATGTATTCTAACATTAGACTTCTTGATTGCATTAATAGACCAGAAGCCCTAATTGATAAAGCGATTGAATTAGGGCTTTCTGGCATTGCAATTACAGATCATGAATGTTTATCTGCTCATGTTTCCGCTCTGCAACATCTTGAAAAAATTCAAAATAAAGATTTTAAAGTTGCTTTAGGAAATGAAATCTATCTTGTTGATGAAAGACAAAATGGTCAGAAATATTATCATTTCATTCTTATTGCAAAAGATGAAATTGGATATAGAGCTTTAAAAGAATTAAGCTCTACAGCTTGGTATTATTCTTACTCTGATAGAGGAATGGAAAGAGTTCCAACTACAAAAGATGAATTAAGTGATATTATCCAGCAGTATAAAGGCCATGTCATAGCAACCACAGCTTGTATTGGCGGTGAGTTATCAAGCAATGCATTATTAGCTGAGGAATCTAAAAAAGTTAATGATATTAATTCTTACAATTTCTATATGGATAAAGTTCAAGATTTTATTTTATATTGCTTAAACTTATTTGGTGATGATTTTTATATTGAGTGCGCGCCTTCAACTGCTGAAGATCAGATGACAGTCAATATGAAATTATATCAAATTGCTCAAATGTTTAGAATTAAAATGGTTGTTGGTACTGATGCTCATTATCTTACAAAAGAAGATCGAGCTGTACATAAAGGTTATCTTAATTCTAAAAATGGAGAGCGTGAAATTGATTCTTTTTATGAATTTGCGCATTTAATGGATTCAGAAGAAATTGAAGAATTATTATCTCCTTGTTTTCCATATGGCTTTGTAGATAAAATTTTAGATAATACTCTTGAAATGCAGGATAAAATTGAACAGTATTCTCTTTTTCATAAACAGGATATTCCAAGAGTAGAAGTTAAAAAATATCCTAAAAATATTCCATGGAGTATTGATAGCGAGTCTTGTCCAAACTTAACTCGATTGGCGCACTCTGATGATGACCAAGATAGATATTGGGTAAATCAGTGTCTTGAATCTTTGGAAGAAAAAAATCTAATTACAGATGATAGATATATCACAGAACTTGAAGAAGAAGCTAGAGTTAAAACTGTAATTAGTGAAAAACTTGAAACGAATATGTTTCGTTATCCGAATACTTTACAACATTATATTGATATGATTTGGGATTGTGGTTCGATGGTTGGCGCAGGTCGTGGTTCTTCATGTGCCGCATTAAATCATTATCTTATGGGTATTACTCAGCTTGATCCTATTGAATGGGATCTTCCGTTCTTTCGTTATCTTAATGATGAACGTGTGGAACTTGGTGATATTGATATTGATATATGTCCATCTAAGAGACCTTTAATTCTTCAAAGAATTAAAGAAGAAAGAAGTGCAATGCTTAAAAGGGGAATTGCGGAATGGGCTAAGAAAGCGCTTGGTTGTACTCTTATTGCAACTTTTGGAACAGAAGGAACTAAATCTGCTGTATTAACTGCTTGTCGTGGATATAGATCTGAGGATTATCCAGATGGAATTGATATTGATGAAGCTCAGTATATGTCATCTTTAATTCCAGAAGAGCGTGGATTTTTATGGCCAATTAAAGATGTTGTTAATGGTAATCCAGAAAAAAATAGAAGACCAATTTCTGTATTTGTGCGTGAAGTAAATAATTATCCAGGTTTATTGGATATTATTATGTCTATTGAAGGTCTTGTAAATAAGCGTTCTTCTCATGCTTCTGGAGTTATTCTTTTTGATGGTGACCCATTTGAACATAGTGCTTTTATGAAAACTCCAAAAGGAGAGGTTATTACTCAGTTTGATCTTCATAATGCTGAGTATATGGGCTTAACAAAATATGATTTTCTTGTAACTGAGGTTCAGGATAAATTAGTTCAAACAATTCAATTACTTCAGGCTGATAATTTAATTGATCCAGAGTTAAAATTACGTGAAGTATATGATAAGTATTTTCATCCAAATGTTCTTCCTTTACAAGATCAAAAAATTTGGGATGCTCTTAGCAATGTATCTGTAATTAATACATTCCAGTTTGACTCACAAGTTGGAGCTCAAGCAGCGAAAATGATTAGACCGCAGAATGTGCTTGAAATGGCAGATGCGAATGGTCTTATGCGACTCACTGGAGAAGAAGGTGAGGAACGCCCAATGGTAAAATACTGTAAGTATAAAAAAGATATTAGCTTATGGTATAAAGAAATGGATAATTTTGGTCTAACAAAAGAAGAGCAGAAAACTATTGAACCTTACTTTAAACAATCATATGGAGTTCCACCAAGCCAGGAGCAGTTAATGAGAATGTTAATGGATAAAGATATTTGCGGTTTTTCTCTTGGTGAAGCAAATGCGGCTCGTAAAATTGTTGGTAAGAAGCAGATGTCAAAAATTCCAGAATTGAAAGCAAAAGTTTTATCTAAGGCGACTTCCAAAAAATTGGGAGAATATATCTGGAAATATGGCGCAGGTCCGCAGATGGGTTATTCATTCAGTGTAATCCATGCATTAGCTTATTCTTTCATCGGTGTTCAGACATTATTTATCGCAACTAACTGGGATCCTATTTATTGGAACACAGCTTGTTTGATTGTAAATAGTGGCGCAACTGATCCAGAAAACGCAGGACAAACTGATTATGGTAAAATCGCAAAAGCTATGGGTGAAATTATTAATGCTGGTATTAATCTTAGTTTAGTAAATATTAATCATTCAGATTTTGGATTTAAGCCAGATGCAGAAAATCATAGGATTCTTTATGGCATGAAAGCTATGTTGAATGTTGGTGATGATATAATTGAAGCGACAATTAAGAATAGACCTTACGTTTCTCCTAGAGACTTTTTAAATAAAGTTCATCCCGGAAAGCAAGCAATGATTTCGCTTATTAAAGGTGGAGCTTTTGATGATATGATGGATCGTCGTCAGTGTATGGGATGGTACATCTGGGAAACATGTGATAAGAAAAAGAGACTTACATTGCAGAATCTTCCTGGTTTGATTCGACATAATCTTCTTCCAGAAGATACAGATGAAAGAGTTATGGCAAGAAGAATCTATGAATTTAATAGATACTTAAAAGCAATGTGTAGACCAAATAAAGCTATGACATATTATACACTTGATGATAGAGCCTTTAATTTCTTATCTGAAATAGAAATGAATGACTTAATTACATGTGATGGATTAGGATATTATCTTGATGTAAAAGCATGGGATAAATATTATCAGAGTTGGATGGATGTCTTTAGAGTTTGGATTGCCGCAGATAAAGAGGCCATTTTAGATGAACTTAATTCTAAAATCTTTATGGACGATTGGCAAAAATATGCCAAAGGAACAATATCTGCATGGGAAATGGAAGCATTATGTTTTTATTATCACGAACACGAATTAGCACATGTAAATAATACTTTATATGGTTTTAGTGATTTCTTTAAACTTCCAGAAAATCCAGTAGTTGAAAGAACTTTCATTAAAGGCGGAAAGACAATCAACATCTTTAAATTGAATAAGATTTGCGGTACATGTATTGCCAAGAATAAAGCAAAGAGTACAGTTACTCTATTAACCACTTCTGGAGTTGTAAATGTTAAGTTTAGAAAAGAATATTTTGCTTTATTTGATAAACAAATTTCAGTTAAAGGTGATGATGGAGTAAAGCATGTGGTTGAAAAATCTTGGTTTAATAGAGGTAATATGATTGTAGTAATGGGTATTCGTTCTGGAGATGATTTCATTTCTAAAAAGTATGCATCTTCTGGTGGTCATCAGTTATATAAAATTGATGAAATATATGAAGATGGAAGAATTCTATTAAGAGATCATAGATATCAGGGTGATTTGGAAGAGGAGTAATCCTCTTCCAAAAGGAGGTATAATGTATAAGATTATTGCAATAATTGGAAAAGCGGGGTCCGGTAAAGATACAATTTTGCAAAAAGTATTAGAGAAAGATTGTACTTTACATGAGATTGTTAGCTGTACTACAAGACCACCAAGAGAAGGTGAGATAGATGGTGTTAATTATTTCTTTTTAGATCCAGAAACTTTTGGAGATAAAGTTCTAAAAGGAGAAATGTTAGAAGCGACATGCTTTAATGATTGGTTCTATGGAACAGGTTTTGAATCATTAAGATCCGATATTTGGAATATTGGAGTCTTTAATCCAGCTGGAATAGAGTCTTTACTACATAATAAAAATGTTGATGTACATGTATTTTATGTACAAGCTTCAGATAAGACAAGAATTTTGCGCCAGCTCAATAGAGAATCTGATCCAGATGTTAACGAAATAATCAGACGTTTTAGAGCTGATATGCTTGATTTTGATGGAGAGGAATTAGATTTTAATTATAAGGATATTATAAATGAAACTGAATCTGATTTAAATTCTGGAGTTGAAAAAATTCTTAAACTTGTCCAAGAAGACGCATAAAGGGCAAAATGAGATAATAAAATAATAACAAACTCTAAATTTAGTGTAGGCCCCTATGGACTATAACTAGATTTAGACGGAGGGATTAAATGTTAAATATCATAAAAAGAGATGGTACTTCAGTACCTTTTGATAAACAAAAAATTATTAATGCAGTAAATAGTGCCATGATAGAAGTTGATGGAACTTTATATGAGACTGATACTGCTGAAGATATTGCGGAAGATATTCAAATTGCTCTGCAAGATATGAGTAAAATAAAAAAAGATTTAGCTGCTGTAGATGTTGAAAAAATTCAAGATATGGTTGAAGATTTCTTAATGCGCTCTGAACGTAGAGATGTAGCAAAAGCTTATATTCGTTATCGTTATAAGAGAGAAGCTGCAAGAAATCATAACGATGAATTTATTAAAGCTATTAGTGAAAAATTAACCGCAAGTAATGTTCAGAATCAAAATGCTAATGTTGATGAACATTCTTTTGGAGGTCGTATGGGTGAAGCTAATAGTGTAATGACAAAAGACTATGCGCTAAATTTCATTGTTTCTAAAAAAGCAAGGGAGAATCACTTAAATAATGAAATCTATATACATGATCTTGATAGTTACGCTGTCGGCATGCATAATTGCCTCTCTATTCCTTTTGATGATCTGTTGGCGAACGGATTTAATACGAGACAAACAGATGTGCGTCCCGCTAATAGCGTTAACACTGCTTTCCAGCTTGTGGCTGTTATTTTCCAGTTGCAGTCTTTACAGCAATTTGGTGGGGTTAGTGCTACTCATCTTGACTGGACTATGGTACCTTACGTAAGAAAAAGCTTTAGAAAGCATTATTTAGATGGAGTAGAATGGATAGCTGATATTTGTTTACACCAAGATATACCGGATGATACATCTATTGTAGATGATAATATTTATTGTTTAGATAGTGCATCTTATAAATATGCTATGAGTAAAACTGAAAAAGAAATTTATCAAGCTGTTGAAGGTATGTACCATAATTTAAATACTCTTCAATCACGTTCTGGCAATCAGCTTCCATTTACATCAATTAATTATGGTACTTGCTCTATTCCAGAAGGAAGAATGATCACTAAGGCTTTACTAGAAGTATCTATTGAGGGTATTGGTAAACTTCATAAAACTTCAATTTTTCCATGTGGAATTTTTCAGTGTATGAAAGGTGTTAATAGACAACCAGGAGATCCAAATTATGACCTATTCCAATTAGCTTTAAAATCAACTGCGCAAAGACTTTATCCAAATTATGCGAATGTTGATTGGAGTGGTAATGAAGGATATGATATAAATGACCCATGTACTTATTTCTCAACAATGGGATGCAGAACAGCCAATGGTTGGGATGTTAATGGTCTGGGTCAGAAAAAAGATGGACGTGGAAATATTTGTCCTGTAACAATTATTATGCCTACATTAGCGATGGAAGCAAAGGAACATATAGACCATGATTACATGTATCCAGGATCTATTAAATATGTTGATGAATTTTTATTACTTCTTGATAAAAAAATACATGAAGCAAAAGATATGTTGATTGAAAGATTTGATTGGATTTGTTCTCAATCTGCGGATTCTGCTAAATTTATGTATGAGAATGGAGTAATGGCAGGATATGTTCCAGAAGAAGGAATTAGATCAGCCCTTAAGCATGGTACTTTAGCTATTGGGCAAATTGGGTTAGCTGAAACTCTCCAGATTCTTATTGGTAAAGATCATACTACAAAAGAAGGCATGGAGTTAGCTAAACAGATTGAACAATTATTTAAAACTAGATGTGCTGAATTTAAAGAAGAATATAAATTAAACTTTGGAGTTTATTATACTCCGGCTGAGAATTTATGTTATACTTCTTTAAAGAAATTCAAAGATAAATATGGAGAAATTCCTAATGTATCAGATAAAGAATTTTTCACAAACTCAATTCATGTTCCGGTATGGAAAAAAATGAGTCCTTTTGATAAAATTGATATTGAATCACAGCTTACTGGTTATAGTTCTGCGGGATGTATTACTTATATAGAGCTTGATTGTGGAATTAAAAATAATCTTGAAGGATTAGAACAAGTAGTTAATTATGCTATGGATCATGATATTCCATACTTTGCGGTCAATGTGCCTAATGATACTTGCCTTGATTGTGGATACTGCGATGAATTTAATGATACTTGCCCAGTTTGCGGAAGTCATCATATTCAGCAATTACGTCGTGTAACCGGTTATTTAACTGGTAATTATACAACAGCTTTTAACTTAGGTAAGCAAGACGAAGTGCATCATAGGGTTAAGCATGGAGGTTACTTAGAATGAATTATGCAGGCATTATAAAAAATGATTTTGCTGCTGCTCCTGGAGTTTCTGTTTCATTCTTTACTCAAGGTTGTCCTCATAGATGTCCGGGGTGTCATAACCCCGAGACATGGGACTTTGATGGTGGAAAAGAATTTACTCCAGAAACAATTCAAGAGATTGTTAATGCTTTAACGGCAAATGGAATAAAACGAAATTTATGTATTATGGGAGGAGAGCCTCTCTGTCCAGAAAATCAATTACTGACTTTACTTGTAGTTAATTCTATCAAAGAAAAATTACCAAATGTGAAGATCTACCTATGGACAGGATACACTTTGGAAAATTTAAAAGAAAGTAATTTTCCAAAAGTAAAAAGTATTTTAGATAATATTGATGCTCTAATTGATGGTCCTTATATTGAATCTTTAAGAGATACGACTTTATTTTTAAGAGGTTCTAGTAATCAGAACATTTATTATGCACCTTTTGACTTTTAACATATTTTTTGATATAATATATTTAAAATAAGAAAGGAGTATAGTAGATGGTTACTTTTCAAACTAGAAAAGAGTTAGATAATCCTCTTTTATATTTTGAGCCTGGCGAAATCGCTTGGGTCGAAGATGAAAAAGAATTTTATGTGTGGAATAAAGGCTGGAAAGCAATGAATATTAAATCTGATGGTTTAGAATTAAATCTATACGATATGAATAAACAAATCATTTCTCAGCTACCAACATATAATCAAGAACAAATTAAAGATATGATAGATTCTATCAACAAGATGGCAGAATCTTCAGATAATAAATATTTTATGCTTTATGGAAAAGAAATTGGTTATTTTACATTATTTTCAAAAACTGGTGATAATCTTGAATATGATAATTTAGGATTAGCAGTAATTGATTGTTTACAAAATGTAGGAGAATTAGTCTCATTGTCTAAAAATCAAGTTGATAATGCACTTGAAATTTGGGTAAAGCAAAAAGAAAATGTAACTTGTTTATATTTGTTTGAGTATGATAAAGGAGTTGTTACTTTCCGTGGATAATAAACTTGTATGTACAGTAGATTATTTTGCGATAGATCAAACTATTTTTATTGTACAAGATGATAAAGTTATAAAAACAGCTAAATCTCCATTGTGGGAATTAGTAGATAATTTAAATGATTTGAGTTATACATTAAAAATTCCTCATATTGTACTTGAAGGAGATAAAAAATATTTAAGCGATATAGCAAAAAATCTTTATGAAACAACACAATTTTTAAATAATGAATTAATAGTAGAGGTAATTTAATTATGGACAAATATTTAATTAACAGCGTAAATACTTATAGAGTTCCAACAGTAGAAGATGCTTTGGCGTTAAGAAAAGAACTTGAGCAGATTGATTGCGGCGAGCTTACTAGCTTTAGCTATACAACAAAATATATTAAAGCTAAAGGCGAAATTATTGAAGAATATCAGGTAGTTAAAGCAAAAATTACTTTTAATGAAGAGAAAGATCCAGAGGAACATGTTGATGTTCAGTATGGAAGTGGGTTTTAATTATGGCAAGATTTGAAGTAGTTAGTAAATATGCGGACGCTGATATGGACATCCAGCGTCCAGTAAGAAAAACAAAAGAAGCCGCAGGTTATGATTTTACAGTAGCTGAAGATACAGTTATTTTACCATATAAAAATTTATATGATACTTTAAGACTTGCAGATAGACTTCCTATTTATGAAGAAAAAAATAAAACTATTGATGAAGTTGCAGCATTAACCAAGAAATATAATGCAAAGCCGACTTTAGTTCCAACAGGAGTTAAATGCAAGCTTGAACCAGACACTTATCTTGAACTTAGTGTGCGCAGTTCTTCTCCTTTAAAATATTGGCTTATTTTAGCTAATGGAGTTGGCATTATTGATGGTGATTATTATAACAATAAAGATAATGAAGGAGAAATTTTCTTTCAGTTGATTAACCTTTCCCCTTATCCTATTTTATTGAAGAAAGGTGACGCGATTGGTCAAGGCATTATTAAGCCCTATTTGAAAACAGAAGATGATGTTGAAGGTGGGCTTAGAACAGGTGGATTTGGATCCACTTCATATGCAGACCAGGATGTGTTACAGCCAGCTACATGAGATTGTTAGCTTTAGATCAAGCAAGTAAAGTTTCTGGATATGCGGTTTTTATTGATGGAAAATTAGAGACTTTTGGAAAATTAAGTTTTAATAATGAAAGTCTTGGGGAAAGATTATTTAGAATACGCGAAGCTGTTGCTAAATTAATCGCTGACTATGGTATTGAAGAAGTTATTTTTGAAGATATTCAACTTCAATCTAATGTTGGCAATAATGTTCAGACTTTTAAAGCTTTAGCAGAGGTTTATGGAGTTATTTATGAATTGGTGACTGAATTAGATTTACCTAATACATCTGTATTAGCTAGTTCTTGGAAATCCGCACTTGGAATAAAAGGAAGGACTCGCCAAGAGCAAAAGCGAAATGCGCAAGCTTATGTTACTAATATATATGGAATAAAAGCAACGCAAGATGAGTCAGATGCAATTTGCATTGGTTCTTATTTTCTAAATAAACAAGATAAAGTAGATACTTTAATAAAAGAATCTTCAAAAGGATTTGATTGGTCAGATTAATTTAAAATTCGCTTTCTACTTTTTATATTCTATGAGGACATAAAAAGACTAGGAGGCGAATTTCTTTATTTATGTTAGAATTTATTGTGAAATACTGGATTGAGTTTTTGTTTGGGCTTATTGTTACTGGTGGAGGAATCTTCTTAAAACGATATGCAGAATTAGTAAAAAAAGAACAAAAAGCTCAGCAAGATGAATTCTATAGTAAACTGAAATCTGAAATATCAGATAGCTATCAACAGTCTCAATATGACGATAAGGTTCTCCAGGGGGAAATTGATGAATTAAAAGAAGAATTAAGCTGTTTAAAAAAAGGCATTTTATCACTTCAAGGACGTCAATTTAAACAAGCGTGTATCATGTTACTTAATGAAAATCATGACATATCATTGGAAGAATACCAAGAAATTGATAATGATCATGATGCTTACAATGGGCTAGGTGGTAATCACAATGGAGATCGTTTATTTAATTTAGTCAAAAAGAAGGCTGAAAGGACTTTAACAGTTACTACAGATGAAACTGATGAATAAACAAAAAAAATGGGAAGAACTATAAAAGTTCTTCCCTTATTTTTTTATGCTAATTTAGAAGCAAGTACAGCTATTTTCTTTTGTAGCATTTGTTTTTCTTCTGGAGATGCGGTAGATGCCATTTCCATTATATCTTTTTGAAGTTCATTAATATAACCTTCAAGATGTTGCATTGAAAGAATTGGATCATTACTCATTTTCTTAACTTTTTTATACTCGTGAAAATGTTTTTCAATAGGTCTTTCTTCTTTCATTATATGTGGCTGATAATCATCATGATATGCCATAATTTCTTCCGGCTCTGATTTTTCCATTGCTTTTACAATGCTACAGTAATACATTGTTTCGGCAATATCCTTAATCATATCTACAACTTCACCTAATTCTTTAGTATCTGCACTCTGTGGATTTTCTAATTCCATTTCGACTTGTTCCATAAGCATTTTTTTCATTCTTTTAAGATCTTTCATTTACGCCACCCTTTCAACAATCAAATTAGCGTTTTGAACTAAAATAGATTGTGTTGAAGTATTTTTAATACTAACTTGAGAGCAGCATCCTTTTGGAACATCAATAAAAATTGCGCCAGATACTGAATTATAATCATCAACGGCTCCAGGAGTAGAAATCATCATTGAAGAAGCAATAGGCTCTCCATCAATAGTAATTGCTACTGAAATTGAATCAACTGTGCCGCCTGTTGGAACTGCTACATTACATCCAAAAGTGACTCTGTAACGAGCTCTGCATTGTTGCGTTAGACCGCGTAAATTAACAAGCCCGCTTCCACTTCTGTGAAGAATACTGCAGTTGCCTTCAACCGCAGTATTCGTAAATAATATATCTTGATTAGCTGCTACTGTTTGAGCTGTTGTCGCAGTAATTTCCATAAATACAAATCTCCTTTACTTATTTACTTAACAACTACATCCATTAGAATAAGCTGCATATGGACTACATGTCAAATATGCAGGAACCGGACATGGACGAAGTTCATTTACTAAGTAAGCGTTCTGAGCGCATTGAGATAACTGGAAGTTAGCTGACTGTAGCTCATTGTTCTTAGCTTCTAATCTATCACGTAACTCTTGCATTGTATTAGCATTGATTAAAGCTCTTGTTTGCTCAGCTTCTTCTCTAATAGCTTGAGTTATTTCACAAGTATTTCGAGAATTATCATATCTAACTGCATCTATATTGCGGTTTGTATCACAGCAACAAGACTGCATTGCATAACGATTATCAGCTAAGTTAGCGTTTACTGTATTAAATCCTTGTGCGACAGAACTAAATCCTGTACACAAATCACGTTGCACATTACCAAAATTGGTTAATAGAGTTGTGTTGTTAGTATAGAATCCATCACAAAGTCCTTGCTGAATTCCTCTAACACCATTTTCTACATTCTGGAAGTTTAAGTCTTGACTTAAATCTGCTCTAGTTAAGGCGCCCTGAGTTGCAGCTGAATTAGCTCCATTACCCCAGTTGCCTCCCCAACCTCCGCCCATAAAGACGAATAAGAATAGGATTATAATCCACCAAGCTCCCATGCCATCTGTCCAGCCAGCTTCTCCACGATTTCCAGAAGCAGCTGCAATGTCTGATAATGAATATCCTGAACCCTGATTAAACATATTGGTTCCTCCTTTTAAATTACCTGAGACCAAGCATTTGTTTAAAATTACTAAATTCTTGGTCAAAATCTACACCTCTTTGTTGGCATAAATTTCTAGCTAATTGTTCAATACCTTTTGTATCATTAGCTTGCGCCATGCTTAAGAGGTTGTTACCCATAGGAGTTCCCTGCATTTGGCTTAAAAGATTCATCATTAATTGTTGTGGATTTCCGCCATTTCTAATTAATTGAATAAACTGCATAGGATTAATATTCATTATATTACCTCCTTAAAAGTTTAAATTTAATGGCTCTTTTGATTTTTCTTGTTCAGCTTTTTGCGGTTGCGGCTCGCTCATCGGGGTCGTCGATGCCGTAGAAGGTTGACTTAAAAAACTTTTTAATTGAGTCATAGCTATCTCAAATTCTTCTCGTGTTACATAAGCAGAACTATTCAACGGTGGTTCAACAGGCATTTCTTTTAATTCGTACATGTTTAGTGTGGCTGTGCCATCCATATTTATCTGCTTTGTGTAAATTTTTTTATTTGCCAAATCTGGAAAATAAAAAATCGAACCATCAAAATCTATTGTAGCAGCTCTCGCTTCTTCAATAGATGATACAGGTCTACCTTTTACAGTCGCCATCATCTGAGGACGTATCATCGAAGAAGGACTCTGCATCTGATTTTGATAGTATTGAGTTTGAGGTTGCATTTGGTTATAATAGCTATTATTTGTAGGATACATAAAAAGTATACTTCCTTTCTGTAAGAAAATTTTTCTCTCTTTCTTACATTATATATTGATTTTTGAATGGGCAAAATTTTAAAACAAAACCCTAAAATGTTGCATAAACTTTTCTCAAAAAATTTTAAATATCTTTATAAAATTTATACAAAAGTATCAAATCGATCGGTTTAACGCGTTATATATTTTGTACACTTTGAACAAAAATATATTATAGATTTTTGTTAAAAATAAACAAAAAAAAAAGGAACCTCAATTAAGAGGTTCCCTTATTAACTTTTTGTTCATTTACTGTTGCTTCAATCATATTAGTAATATATATATCTAAATCTCCATAGGCTTCTTTAAGATAATTTTTAGCATCATCATTTAAAATACTTAATACTTTAGATAAGGTCTCTTGAAAAGCCGCTTCTTGAGCTTCTTTATCAAATGAGCCTTGTTGTTTTAAGCTATCTACATATGTTTGGTTTGTTGCAATTACGCAAGTCGTAATTGTATTGGTTAACATATCTGTATATTTTTTAGCTAATGCAGAATCAGATTCTGTATTAAAAGCTTCATTTTTAGCTTGAATGTATTTAACTAGATAAGTAGTTAAAACTCCAAGAAGAGGAATAATACATACCTCAAAAATTTTAGTTAATAATTCTAACCAATCCATTTTTTACTCCTTAATCCATAGAATAATAATTTTTAGGTGTATCAACTATTCCAACTCGAGAAGAATTTTTATCATTAATAAAAATTCCGTCTTGAGAAACAATTAAAGATAATACTTCAGCTTGACATTCTGGCTTAATAAAATAATATAAATATAATCCTAATAAATCTGAAGATGGAATAGTTCTTCCCTCTAATTTAAAATATTTATATCCCATCTTATTATATTCTTGCATTTCAGCTCTTGTTAAATTATTTCCTTTACCAAGAACGGAGGGGTGAGTAATATTCTCTTTAATTTTACATACACCTAAAACATTATAAGTATCTCGTAAATATGTAAGCTGAGCGATTCCAGTTTTTGCATAATGAGTTTTTCTAAAAGAGCAATTTGAACCGCAAATAGCATTACTTAAAAATTCGCATTTTCCACGCTTCTCTTTTGGAATTGCTTCCAATAATTCCTTATTTTTATTTAAATCATAATCTAAACATACTTGATAATAATCTTTATCTAATTCTGCTAAGAAATCAGTAGGATTCGTTAAACGTTTAGTTGTTGAACTAATAATTTTATATCCAGGATAATTTTCTCTAATATATTGTTCCATAAGAGGAGAATTTACTACAACTTCATTACGGCCATTATCACAAACTTCTAACATTAAATTACCAAATCTGTCATCAAGATGCTCTTCTGTAATAACTGGATTAGTAAAAATTAATCTTAAAGCTACATTTCTATCTTTATAATCATTAACAACTTCTTCCATATATTCTCTAGTGCAATGCTCATAACGAATAAAATTTCGTCCTCCATCCCAAATACAATAATGAAAATTACCAAAACAAGAACTAAAAGCTACATCATCATAAAAAAAATCTCTATGCTGTTCATATAAATTTAAAAAATATAAGTTCAAAGGTAAATGATCACTCGGTCCAGGTATATTAAAATATAACATATTATTTATCCTCCTTAATTGCGTTTAAAACATCTTCATAAAATTTATAATATTCTATTTCAACATCTCTATTTTGTTCAAGTCTTTCTTGCGCCAATCCATTATGATTTGTGCTAAAACTATTTCCAGGAATTCTATCTTTCATTGCGGTTCCAAATAAAATATAGTCAGCATTATTTTTAACATAATTTATTTCAGCTATTGCCGTATCTACATCTTTTAGAGTTTGACAATTCGGGCAACTAGAAAAAACACTTTGCTCTGAAAAATTTAATGTATTATTATTTTCAAGTTTTATACATCTTTTTAAATTTTTGCACTTATGGCATATTGCCATAGGAGAAAGTAAATAACATTTAAAGATATTTTTATTTTTTAATCCATAACAAGGATTTACATCTGTAGTAATAATACCTTTAATATTATTTGGATATTGGCTAATTAAAGAATTGATATCTTGAACAGAATGAAACATTGTATAATTTTGATGTAATACGATTTTAATTTTTGGATAAGTTTGTACTAAGTATTCAATATATTCTGGAACACTGACTTCCCAATAAAAACGCGAATCTGTTGAAAATTTTTCTAAAATAACTTTTGCCATACAATTTTTGTAATCTGCCGGAACAATATTCATATTACCATAATCTAATAAAATCATATCATCAATAATTTTATAAGCTTCCGCTCCGGCAATAAAATCTGGGTATAAAGAAATTTTTTCTCCTCTAATATTATTTAAGCTACCATTAAAATAAGAAAAAGAATATGTTCCTTGAACTCCAGCAAACTCATGAACTTGAATAAACTCATTAATTAATGCCATATTATATACATAGCTATCAAAAAAATTTGGTATAATATATTTCATAATAATCTCCTTCTTTTATATTATGAATATATTATACCAAAAAAAAGTTATTTCGTCAAGTTAAGTGCTTAATCAGCAAAATTTAAAGCTTCATCACCTTTGGTTAAAAGACCGCTATTAAAATCACCTTGAGCAAAATCTTGTAAATTTTCATCATGAAGTCCTCTTTCAAGGGTATGATCTATAATTCTATTAATACAAACAAATAATTTATCTTGTTGATATAAAGACAATTCTGAACAATCAGTTAATCCGCAATAAAGTAAAACTGCGATTATCTCAGTATTAAAAATCCTATCTTCAGAAGATACAAAAAAATCATTTAAAATTTTTACAGCTTTTTCTGTTGTTGCTTCTGGAAAAGGAATTTCTTGTCCAATATAATGTTTAAATATTATATTTTTACAGACTTTAAATAAAGTTTGCTCATAAGTATCTTCTTCTTCAGATTCTGTTCTAACTTTTAATTCTTTTTCGATTGACGGATCATTATAAAAGCTATTAACAATATGAGCATTATATAATGAAATAAAATTTCTAAAATCAATAGAACGAATTCTATCTTCTGGAGAAAATAATATGTAATAAATATAATAAATTAAAATTTCATTACATGGATGTAATACATCAATTACATATCCACTTTGAATAGAACCTTTTAAATAAGATTCTACTTGTGGAATATATGAATAATTTTTATCCTCTATAATTGATTTACACATAGAATATAAAAACATATCATCAGAGCGTTGATAAGACATTTTTGACATTTTTAATGTATTCCTTTCTCTCTTGATTTATTTTATGACTTTTTGCGACAATATCATAACAGTTATATTTTAATGCTACCTCATGGATAGATTTATAATAAACTTTATACATCTCACAAATTGTATCATTAGCTGTAAATAATTCTCTTTCATTTTCAAATTGAGATCCTAAACATCCTTTAGAACAGAAAGATTTTAATTTACAAGCTGCACATTTCATAGTTGAACGATTTGGATTTAAAGTTTTAACTTTAAAAGCTAACATAGGTTTTTCAGCCTGCACCCCAGTAATTTTAGTATGATCTTCATCTGTTATCAATCTACCAAAAACAAAATTTTCATAACTAGTCCTATGACATGGAACTAATGCTAAATCTCCTAATCTCCAAATAGGTCCATTTTGAATAGAACAACTCATACTATGAACTGGACTAGGATAATCCAAAAGATCTGGTTGAATTCCTCCATGTTCAGAAAGAAACTGTTGCGGTCCACCAAACATTCCCAATGTGAAATCTTCAATATCTCCATGATAAATATCTTTAATATTTTTTTCTGCCATATATAATAAGAAGTCATGAAAGCTTTGAAGATTTTTTTCATCCCATTCATAAGGATCTCTTACATATAAGAACATTGGTAAATCTAAAACTTTTTTTCCATCTGGTCTAGTAATATACATATCATATTTTATAATATTGTCAATCCACCAATCATAATTTTCTTTATAATTACGAACAAAATCAGCGGCAACCATAGGATGAAAAGTAAAATCATGTTTTTTAGCAAATTTAAAAATATTATCATAAAATTCATCAGACTTTCCATTACCATGATGATCTGGTCTAGTAAGCTCTTCCAAATTATTTGGCCCATCGATTGAAAAACTTAAATATAATGGACATTTTATTTTTTGTAATTTTTCTAACCAAATTTCAACTCTTTGAGTTTTTTCTTCATCTTTAATAAAAGTTCCATTTGTTGGAACTGAAATCTCTCTATATACATCTGGATAATGAGTTACTTTAAAATCATAAATAATTTGTAAAATGTCCTCCCAAAAGGGAAGCGCAAAAAATTCTCCTGAAAAGATATTAAAAGTGGTGTAATCATATCCTTCATCATATAAATATTGTAATAATAATTTAAAATTTGTCAAAATTAAATCTTTTTTATTATACTGCGGTGGATATAATTCTTTACCATGCTTCATTAAATAACAATATTCACATTTTTGATTACAACTTGAAGAAATAATAAATTCTACCATTGGAGCATTTTTACAATATCGATCTAAAAAACTATTAAATAAAATATTTTGTTCTTCTTGATAAGTTGCCATGTATTATAAAACCTCCTTTACTTTGTATTCTCTTGCCACTCTATCCAGCTCTGAAACAACTATATCCATTGCCCCATTATAAAAAAGTGGAATTTCTAGACAATTTCTAGTTGTCCAAGAGCCATTCATAATATAATTATCTTGTAAGCAAATAGAATTTTCCATAAAGGCAGGAAGTGTTTTTTCTATTTCAGCAATAGATGTATATTTAGGATCGATTAATCCTGCTTTTGCATATTCTCGAACAAATAAAATTAAATCTGTATATAAAATTTGATTTGGAGAAGTTTCAAAAGGAACCATCATATTATGTGCTTGGCGCATTTCTTCTGGGGTATATAACCAATCTTTTGTATTATGCGCTCCGAAATATTTATCTGATAATCCATTTATTGAACCTTGTTTCTGAACATTATTAGCATATTCAACATATTCATCAAATAATCCTCTGTGACACATAGTAAACATTCCTTTTGGAATTGGAACTATATTTCCAGTAAAAGATCCACATCCTCCACCACATTTAGGGTTACGATAACTTTTTCCTGCTTCTTCAAGGCTTCTATCCACTTGTACAGTTCCACAACGTTTACAAGAACTACGAGAGCTTAAACTTGTTAACCCGGTTATCGCAAGAGGAATTAATGTAACATCAGATCTCCAACTTTCACAAGTTTCTTGGATATATTTTTGACTATCTAAAATATTCTGATTAATTTTAGCATATGTATAGCCATCTTCTTTAGTCCATTCTGATGGACTAGCACAATTAAATACACTATTATGATAATTCCATTTTGCATTATTTTCTTTTTGCACTTGATATAATTCAGTGTCAAAAAATGTATACCATTTAATACATTTTTCAGGCGTATCTAGAAAATGCATTGTTTCTTTTGATAAAGTTGGTTTAGTATGAACTGATAATATAATTTTTGAAGTATCATAATCAATATCACATAAATCTCTAAAATTTTTTAAAAATTTTTCAGTTGTACCTTTACCTCTACCGAAATCATTCATTTCTGGATAGCCATCAATGGAAATTTGTAAATCAAAATTAAAATATACATTTCCATTATAATATTTCCCAATTTCTTTTAATAAATGCTCAATTATTTTAGCTTGATTTGGGATTGTAAAATTAGTAGAAGTCATAATTTTATTAAAATTTGGAAATGCATCAAAATAGGCTTTTATATGGTCTGTAAAACGCTCCATATGTAAAAATGGTTCTCCTCCCCAAAGAGTAATTCCGTCTATTGTATTTCGAAGCTCTGGATCATAATCTAAAACTTGTTTAATATATTGATCATTTGCAAAATCTTGCTCAAGATCTTTATCGATCTGAGCAAGTCCACCTGCGGCATCTTTGCAAATATAACAATATCCACAATTTAAATTACACAAAGCTGTTGTAAATAAAGTCATATTAGAAAAATTCATATTAATCTCCTTTTTCTCTTTTTATTTATTTAATTAATTATTTATTTTTACATATCAATACCTTCAACTTTAAAGGAATCGTAAAAAGTAACAAAAAATCCACTAAAATTAGTTGGACAATGCGCTGACTTATTGCTTCCAAAGAAAGTCCCAAAATATGTAGTACAATAACTTCCAAAAGTATAATTTACTGCGGAATGATATGTACTAAAAGTTGTAGTTGCAAAATTACTACAATTTCCAGCAAAATTTGTCGTACAAAAATCTCCATAAGTATAATTAACATTTGTAAAAAATGTAGCATACTTAGGACTACAATAACTACTACAATGAGTTGCAAAAAAAGTATAATTTACACCATTAAAGAAAGTAGCATATCTAGGATTACAATAACTACTACAATGTGCTGCAAAATAAGTATAATTTACACCATTAAAGAAAGTAGCATACTTAGGATTACAATAATTACTACAATGAGTTGCAAAATAAGTATAATTTACACCATTAAAGAAAGTAGCAAAATTTGTTCCAAAGTTAGTTGCATTTTTAGAAGAGTGAAAAGTTGCATTTTTAGAAGAATGATTTGTGTTACAAACTGAAATATGATTCGTATCATCTCTGCGGCAACTACTACTATAACTAAAACAATTCCATACTCCAGAATAATAAGTAGAATTTTTAGATTTAAAAAATGTTCCATGAAAAGTTCCATGAAAAGTAGCATGCTTAGAAGAATGTAATGTATTACAAAAACCACAGAAATTCCCGCAATGAGCTGCAAATGTATAATTCACTCCACCAAAAAATGTATTACAAAAACCGCAATAATTTCCACAATGAGCTGCAAATGTATAATTTACTCCACCAAAAAATGTACTATAATTTCCTGTGCAATAATTTGAACAAAGAGCAGCAAATGTATAATTTACACTATTAAAAAAAGTAGCATAACGTGCATCACAAAAGCTACTACAATGAGTAGCAAAAAATGTTGAATCATGACTACTAAAATAAGTATAATTAACACTAGAGAAAACTGTTGTACATGTTTCTGTAGTGTGACTAGTATTAAAAGCTCCAAAATAAGTCGCGCAGAGAGGAGTATTCTGCCTATAAGATGTGAAATTATTTGAATTATAAGATCGACAAAGGCTCTCCATATACCCAATCGTTTTTTCAATTATAGAAACATTAGTATATGCATTAATAACAACTCCTGCAGTAGCAGATGGCGTTCCAAAAGTTGTAATATTAGCACTATTTAAAAAAGATACTTTATCTTTAGTGTCACTAATTTGACTAAAAACATTAGTAACTCCAGTTGCAGGGGTAATTGAACTCCCCTGCAAACTTGGAACAGTTAATGACGCAACTCCAGCTGTTGAACGCATTGTATTTAATCTATTATAAAAATCTGAAATAGTGGACGCAGTAATTGAATTACCTTTATAAAATACTGTTCTTGTCGCCATTCTGGCTTAGCCCTCTCTTTCTTTTTTAATAAGTAAATACAAAATTTGGATATGGTTCACTGTACTCCTCTGCAGTTGTCATTCTCATCGCAATATTATCTAATCTAGTATATTTACTACTGTTAAAAATAATCCTTCCATCTTCTTCAATCACTTGAATAGATGAAATAGAATCTTTTACAAAATAAGGAACAAATTTTTCTACAATTTCTAGATTATATAAATCTGCACCTACAACTGTTAGTATAAATCTAACCCCTTTTTCTGGTTCATCTGGGGCGATCCTAATATCTTCAGCGAAGTTGCGAATATTAATAATTAATTCTTCATTATTAAGATTTAATATCATATTAAAACCTCCATTGATTTATTTTTATTATATCATAAAATTTAGACAAAGTCAAATCTTTATTTAACTTTAATCCAAATACGACCATTAACTTTTATATTTCCAGTGCCCCAAACTTTATAATCTGGAATTTCAGACACCGTACCAATAATACGATCAGGATATTCTTTAATTTCTTCTCTTGTCATTAAAGAAACTGTTCCATCAGGACCGGAACAAACCGCATCTCCTGGTTTATATTTTTCTTTATCTTCATATGGATAAGCTAAAACTCTTCCCGATACAGCCAAAGGAGTTTTACATCGATTAGTTTCTCCAATAGCAAAACCATAAGTATCAGATATAATATTTGCTCCAGGCTGAAGTCTTTTTGTTGAATATTTAAGAGCTCCATGTCCAGTTTCTATTACACATCTTCCCGCTTCATCTTTAGCTTCAACATATCTAAACTCCGCATAATCATTCCATACTGCTCCATATACTTTACTACCAGTTATTGTTCCACTAGCAGTTATATTAGATGAAGTATTCATAGTTCCATTAAAATAACTTGTACCATTTACATATAATTTATAACTTGGAGTAGTTCCACTTGAAACCAATTTATTAATATAAACACAATTACTCTTTATCTGTAACGCTGGATTATCAGATCGTGCATTACCATCACTATCAAGATACCATTGACTGCCACCTTCAACTCTATTTCCAGTCCAGAAAATAAATGATGTAACAGATTGATTATTTACAAAGTTTAAAGCTTCATTACCACCGGTTCCATAATAAATATATGAATTATATGTACTTCCAGAAGGTCTAAATTCAATAGCTCTTATATTAGATGCATATATGGTTGTATTTGTATAATATGAGTATCCGCTAACTTGTAAAGAAGGGACTATTGTAGTTTGAGTATTTGAAGAAGTTGTAATCAAATATGGCGAACTTAATGAAGTTGTGTTAATACCGATTTGACTACTTGACATATAAATTGAGCCTGCTGCAGATACTGCATTTACTCCACTAAAATAAGCAGCTCGATTTGCAGTTCCACTATTAAGCGTTGAACTTAATGAATAAGAACATTTTGTAATAGTACCAGAACTTAAATACACTGGGGCTGTACTAGATCCAACTGTTGAACTACTTTCTGTTGGAACTCCTGCACTTAAATACCATAACTTTGTCCCACTACCTTTGGTCGATGTATATGCGCTAACTGTGGTTCCTGCAGAATAATAAGCTAATGAATTAACAGCTCCACTATTGACAGTTGCATTTAAACTATAAGTGCAAGCTGTTGGAACTCCTGCATTCCAATAGATTGGATTTGTAGCACTTCCATAAGAATCTGCTGTTCCAACATATAATTTACTCCATCTGTTTCCGCTTACACCAAGACTTTGAGCATTTGTATTTGTTGCTTCAGCTTTTATAGGAACTATATTACCAGATGTAGTTATTTGAGCACCAATTCTATTGGCGATAGTATCTGCATTTGCTTCTAAATTTATCGAGCCGTCAGATAATAAATATAGTGTTTCAGTTCCCGCGCTAACTAAACTTTGCATATTACTAGCACTTTCACCTGCTCCGACTATAGTCATACCACCACCGCCGATAGAAATTCCATTTCCATAAGCATCAGAAGTATTATCCATAAATCGAATCATAGATAAATGTGCATTTGTTCCATAATAATAAATATCGCCTTTTAAAGCAGTAGTACCATTAACATATAATTTATATCCTGTTACTGATCCGCCAATCATCAAGTTACTTGTTACTTGTAAATATCCACTTGATGATTCAATAATTCTACTTGTATAATCAGATGTACTATTACTAAAATGAAAATCTATATATGGGTTTGGGGCAGATAATTCAATGAAACCGCTTCCAACATATGTTCCCGCTACTCCGGAAACTCCTGCGGATGTAAAACTTGTACTACTAGAAACAAATAATACATTTGTATATGTATTACTCCAATGTAAACTAGCTGTTCCTAAGGTATAACTACCATTACTAGCTGGCTGAATTATTTGTGAAGTTAAAGTATTATTTAATGTTTTAGCTCCATAAATAGTTTGAGTAGTATTAGTAATTAATCCTGTATGAGAAGAGTCATGAGCTGGAATAGTAACAGTTGTTATTTCTGAACCATTTTTAGCTTTACCATTTACAATTAAACTTGTTCCATTTGAAGTATTCAACCCTAATGTTGCAATATATCCTGCAACAATACTATTTCCATTAGCATCATTTGTTGCTCTATCAGCTAAATAACTTCTATATGCAATATTTGTATTTGATATGGTCTGAGTTATAGTTCCAAGAGTTGTTGTAAATCCAATGCTCCATCCAGTCGCCCATTTATCTTGACTATAATTAGTGTATCCAACAGTAAGATCTGAGATAGAAACCTGCGGATAATTCCATGTAGTTGTAGATTCACCAATATAAATTGCGCATTTACTTCCATCATGTCCAAATCTAACATTTAAATTACTTAAACCATATTCATATTTACCAATAGCTTGCGCAAATACGTTATACCAGCTTGGACTATCACTACTATTATAATTATATCCACCAACTAAATATTCCACAGATCTTCCAGTTGAATAATCATAAATAGATACCTTAAAACGCATCATAGTACTAGTCCATGATTGCGGCAAAGTAACTTTTAAGTATCCTGTTGCTGTTGAAGAAGTTGTGGCATAACTTCCGCCATCTGGAAAGGCAATATAATAATTAGATTTTCCGACTGCGGTTGTAGTTAAGTTACCATTTAACCACATTTTACCACTTGTGTTAATAGAAGCAACTCCACCAACACTGTTACGTCTAAATACCCATCCTCTATTATCTGTATTGCTCATGGTTATATAAGTAGCCCAATCGCCAGTTACATATCCATGTGTACCTGCGCTTGAAGTTTGTCTAAAAGTAATACCATAGTTTATAGGATCATCAGAACCATATAACCCAATACCATAAGCACTTCCACTACCAGTCGTATTTACATTTAGTTGATTTTGAAGTTTTAAACTACATAAATAGCTAGTTCCAGTATTTATATAGTAAGAACCTGCAGATCCAACATAAATGGTTCCACCTTTAACCTGAAGATTTCCTCCAGTATATACAACTCCACCATTATTATTCAAATAAAGTGTACTAGTAGTGGTAGCACTTGCTTTAGCCATAATTTCATTTCCATCTAAAGCTAAATGTGTTCCAGAAATATCTCCAATTAAAACCACTCCAGATCCGCTCGTACTTGCCTCTGCATCAGTTGTATTACTGAATATTGTAACACCAGAAAAAGTTTTCTTTCCTGCAAAAGTTTGTTCTCCAGTAGAGATTAAACCTGCGGCACTTGAGGTTGCCATTGGAATTGAAATGGTTGCTTGAACACTTCCACTTGCATATTTACTTTGAATCTTATATGTCGTTCCTGTGGATTCAGATTGCGCGATTGATGTTAGATATTTGCCATCTGCTGTACTTTTACTATATATATAATCAGTATAATTTCCAGAATGTAATACGGTATAATTAGTTGCTGTAGAACCCCATGTACGATTGGGAGTAAAATATAATACTCCAGTATTCGCCCACAAAGAATCTACCGTAGTAGAAGTATTGTAGAATTGAATACCTTCAGCAGCCGAATCACACAAATCTCCAAACTGAATTTGGTTTACATTATAAATATTACTGTTGTTAGCATTAAGTGCTCCACTATTTAATGCATCTGTATATTGACTACCTTTTAAAGAGATAACCCCTGTCATCGTTCCGCCTGCAAGAGGCAAGAATGAAGGTTTTATAGTAGTCGTAGTTCCAGTTGCACCGGATTCGCTATATCTAACTAAATTAATTGAGGTTCCCGCACTATCAAGAGTAATTGTAGTATTTGGTCCAAGAAAACTTGGTTTTCCAGTGATATTAGACCAAGCTACTGAAGCTGCAACTCCAGCCGCAAATACTTCATAACCATCTTCGCTTGTTAATTTAGTTTGATCTTTTACAAAGTACATTTTATTGGTTGATGTAACTTTAACCACATCACCATTTTGAACACTTGATGTAGTTAATGCCAGACGAGCTGTGTCATCTGCAACTACAACTAATCTTTCTAATGCACCCTGTGGAATATATTTTATATCAATTAAATTATTTGAATCTAATGGGGCAAATTTTCCAATAGTAGTTGTAGTTCCATTACCAGTTGTTTGCTCTAATTGGTATTCAGTTCCACTAGAAATTTTAACACTTTTTAAATAAGTTGATGTAATTGTATTTCCTGAAGCATCTGCAGTTGCCTTAGCAGCAGTTCCTGAGATACTAATACCCCAAGTTCCAGAGGCTCCAGTTCCATCTTTTTTAACTGTATAAGAAGTATAATTATTTGAAGTTAATAAATGCTCCCAACTTCCCCAAGTTGTATCTCCAGTTGATGTACGATGATGTAAACCGTTTGAATCAAAAGCCAATTCATGGGCTGGGCCGCCAGTCCAGTCAGATCCAGAAGCATAAGGTCTAAAAGTCATAACCCCAGAATAAGAGCTAGATAAACCTGTTACACTTGCCGCTTTAAAATTAAATTGTATGCCATTTGTTTTTGCATTTAAGCTACTAGGATTAATTACATCATTTCTAGTATCTGGACATATTAAATAAGAAGCATAAGTCGCAGTATCTGCATTACCATTTAAGGTTGCCTTAATAGTAGAAGGTAATTTTAAAGTTACATTTGCACTACCATTTACTCCAACACCAGAACTAGTATTACTTGCATCGCTATCTTGAATATAAAATAATCTACTTGTAGCCCATGTGCTTGCGGTTGATGCATTTCCCACAAAAGTATTTGCAACAACTTTACCATTGTCTCTAATCGCCATTAAGGTTGTCCAAGAACTACCAGAATCTTCGCTTTGTTGAAATTCAAAAACTGAATCATCAGTTGTGCTATTATCTACATTTATAATTCTTTGCCAATATAAACCAGAATTCCATGTAATTCCGCTTGCCGTTCCATCAGCAGAGAACTTAAGAGGTCCACTAAGGGTACCTCCAGTAAGTGCCAAATCTTCGGACGCGTGTCCTGTTAAGCTAGCTTTTATAGTAGAAGGCAGTTTTAAAATAACGTCATTAGTACCATTAACTAATGTCGATGGCCCAGAGTTAGTTCCACTATTATCTTTAACAGTGAAATTTCTTGCCGTTATCCATGCATCTGCTAAAGTGCTCATTTTTACACGAGTGTTTGAATCTGTATCGAAATAAATAGAGCCCGTATAACCAGAATTACTGTCTCCACTAATGGCAAAATATACTTTACCAGCTTCTTTAGAACTTGGTAATTTTGACTCTAAACCTGTAGTAAATTTTACATTATTAGCCATTACTTACTAAGCTACCTCCTTTTCGCATTTTATTTTCTTTGTCTATAAGATATAAAATTTTAATAATATTTATTTATGCCTTTTGGCCAAAA